AGGAACTTGTCGATTCTATCAAGCAAGGTAACGCAATCGAAACGACTTACCTACGATTCAAAGGTAACAACATTCTCAAGACCAATCATAGTATGTTCATGACAACTATTCTGATTGGCAATAAGCTGTTCGATTCATTGAACACAGAACAGCAAGAAGTGTTTCGCCGTGCAGCAAAGAAAGTCGCAAAGCTAGAACGCGAATGGTCTATTGCTGATGCCGAGAAATATGAAAATGAAGCAGTGGAAAAGGGAATCACTATTACAGAAGTAAGCAAACAAGAGCAAAGAAAAATGCTTGATGCTTGTGTTCCTACCTATCGTGCCGCTAACCACAGATTCCCCGGCGCAATGGATCTTGTGAAGAAAATCAAAAATACCTAATTAACTGATTGACTTTGCTATGATGTTGATGAAATAAGGTTCGTCCACACATAGGAGAGGTCAAATGAAAAAGTTTCTAGTCGCGTCAGCGGCTCTATTCGCGTTTGTAGGTATAGCATCAGCACAGGATTACTCACTAAGCGCCAGCGGTTGGACGAACGGTCCTGCTGGCACAACAACATACACTGGAACACAGAATATTCAGGCTGGTTCCAACGCATGGGCAATTAGTCCATACACAGGATCAACGATGGTTGGTCTTGTACCAACAAATCCAACAGCATCTTACAGTGCAATGACTACTGCACTTGGAATGAGCTCTGCTTCTGTAACTGCACTCTCAGGCGAAATCGCTGCGCAGAATCCACAAGGTGGTGGAAATATCACTAACGCAGCATGGATCTATAAAGATTTCCCGCTTGCTGCTGCTACTAAGTTCTCAATGTATTGGGTCTATACGTCAACGGACTATGTTCCGTTCAACGACGGATCTATCACAACATTCGTGAACACAGGAAACGCAGCTGCGCTTGGTAAGATCAACAATGTTCTTACGCAGTATATCCTACTTGGTGCTACGAATCCAGGAACAGGTAACTACTCAACTGGCTCTTACGGTTCTACTGGTTGGCAAATTGTCAATTACGAAGCTGTAGATGCTGGAACGTATCGTCTCGGCTTTGCTTCATTCAATCAGGGCGACACAGCGTTGTCACCTGTTCTGTATGTGAATGATGGAATCGGAACTGTAACGAAAAATGGTCAGGCGTTTGGTGCTGTTGCTCCTAACGATCCAAACATGCCAACTGTTGGTCCTGTAACACCTTCAGCTCCAACAGTCGTAAGCACAGCTCCCACCGATCCTACGATTGCTTCCAGCACAGCATACGGAGCTCCTACAACAACTAATCTTGTTCTTGTAGCAAGTAATAACACAGGAGCTTTGTTCAACGTGACAAAGACAACGACTCCTGTAACTGGAACTCCATATACAATTACGACTATCACAACTCCAAAGGTAATTCAGACTTGGAGTGATAACACAACGACTACGATTGCTGATCCAAACAATCCTGCAACTACAGCAACACAAACAGGAACAGCATATCAGTTTGGTGCATCTTCAGCTGATACGAAGTCTGCATCATCTGTTGGTGCTAAGAACGCAATCAAATATGCCAACATGAATCTGTTCCTGACAGATCCGCTTGCGCAGAATGATGGCGTATGGGGCGCTCCTATGGGAAGCAAAGGTGGAAAGTTTTCGTCTGGCGGTGGAGCTATTGGTTATCAGAATACAGTTGACGGAAACACATATGGATTTGCGTTCAACTACACTGAAGGTAGCTCTAAGGATCTAGGATCTAAAACTCTATCAGATTCAACTGGCGGAAACGTATATCTACTGAGTCGTCAGGATTATCTGTGGATCAAAGCGAACGTAGGCTATAGCTCAAGCAATCACGCAACGAATGTTGGTATTCCTGAGTTCAATCTGCTAAACAAATCTAAGATCAATCAGAAGAACGTGTATGGTGATCTTGGAATTTACTCGCCTGTATCATTTGAAGGATTCCGTCCGCTTGCTGGCGTTCTGTTCAACACATGGAGCATCAGCGGAAGCGAAACTGGAACTCCGCTGCTTTCAAGCCTACCCGCTAATGGTAGCAACTCAAAGGCAAGCCCATACGTTGGTGTTCGCTATGAACTAGGCAAGAAAACAGCTATCGAGACCAAGATCGTGACGAATACTGAGCAGAAAACGATTATAAGTAATAAGGTCACTGTGGCTGAGGAAATTTTTGACGGTGTGGCTGTTACTGCTACATTAGGGTTTGACAAAAGCACAAGTGAGAAGTATAATAATGTTTATGGTCTAATAGGTCTAAAGTGGTCTTTCTAAATGCTTGAATGTTTGATCATTGGCGATAGCATTGGCGTTGGCGTCAGCGAATTTCGTCGAGAATGTAAAGCATACGTCCAGGGCGGAATTAGTAGCCCTGGATTCGTATCAAAGTATGGTGAGAAAACTGAGTCAACGAAAACTCTGATTATCAGTTTGGGAGCAAATGATTACGGCATCAATACGCTCCCAAACATTGAACGTATCAGAAAGAATGTGAATGCAGGACGTGTCTTCTGGTTACTCCCGCGAATCGAACGTGTTCCTCACGCTCACGCAGCAGTCAAAGAAGTAGCAGCTCGTTATGGGGATACAGTGATTGAAAGACCAGCAGACATAAGTCCAGATGGAATTCATCCTACTGCTAAAGGATACAAAGAACTAGCAGAAAAGACAAGATAGCATATCAGTGAAGTGTTACGGTAGCACATCGGTCTCCAAAACCGAGGGCGTGGGTTCGACTCCTACCACTGGTGCCATCTGCTTAAATCCATCTACTGGAACAAGTTTCTTAACTATCTCTTCGATAGATAAGATTTCATTGATCTGATGAATAGCATGTCCAATCATCAAATGTCCACCTGTTCCTTCTACACCTTTCTCAAGGGCTAGCGAATTATTATCGTTATCCCAGCCTTCGTGCTTTTCAAACACAATTCCGTTCTGAGGAAGTCCTACTGTTTCGATAGGAACGATTTTCTTATTCGCAAGAACTAGTGCTTTGCTTTTTTCGCTGATCTTACACTCTTTCGACATAGCAAATACTGTTCCTAATCCAACTGCTGTTGCGCCTACGTCTAAGCATTCTTGAATGTCGTTCGAATTGGCGATGCCACCGCAGGCTATGATATGAATGTTTGGATAAAGGAATTTTGCTTTAGCGACTAGTTTCGCTAGAGTTATGTGACCCCAATGTGCTTTACCAGCGCCTCTGTTTGATTTGACGATGATCGCATCTACGATGTTATGTTTGATTAACGACTTCGCGATATCTTCAACAGGAACAAACAAACATTTGATGATAAACTTGACGCCCTTAGCTCTTAGCTTCATAATGCTTTCGATGTATGCTTCGATGCTAAAATTATCGTGTTCTTGACCGCCACCGTAGTATGGTGTGAGTTCGATGTGCTTAACGCCAAACATCTCGGCGATTTTAATAAGTTTGTCTGTATGATTGATTAAAAAGAAATCTGTCATGCTCAGCATGATACGACAATGACCAAGTTCTTTCACGAACTTGACAAGATCGCTACAAAATCTTTCATAGAAAAACGTCTTACCCCAACCATGACTATAGGATGACATGACAAGACTAGGAAGACAACCGTTCTTTGCTACTGCGATAGCAAGTTTAAGATCCGAAGTTCTGTTCATAGGCAAACAAACAATCGGATATTCGCAATCAAATAAATCTCTGTGGCTCATACAACTATATAGCATATGATGAAAAACATGATTCTTGATGAAGTCCGCGAATTCATTCGTAATACTTCTGAACAAACCTGTATCTATATCGGCGCTGACAGTGAAAGATACTGCGGCAAAGACAATCTGTGGTATGCTGACTATACGCTCGCAGTCGTAATCCATTATGATGGATCGCGTGGCTGTAAAGTTTTCGGTAAGATGGAAACTGAGCGTGACTTTGATCAGCGCATGGATCGTCCTGCGTATCGCTTGATGAACGAGGTATATAAAGTTGCTCAACTCTATATGGACTTGGCAGAATGCATCGGAGATAGACATTCTGAAGTTCACTTGGATATCAATCCTGATATTATCCACGGCTCTAGCTGTGTGGTTCAGCAAGCAGTCGGATACATTCGGGGAACGTGTAATGTGGTACCTCGTGTTAAGCCAGACGCTTTTGCCGCTTCTTATGCTGCTGATAGGCTGAAGGAGATTCTAGCTGCTTAAGCGAGTTCTAATCTTTTCTAACTTCGCTGACGGATTCCTAAAGAATGCGTCGAGTATGAGATTGGGTAATGAGCTTCGTAAAGAAGGATACGAAGTAAAGCAGATACATCATTTCATTAAATTCAGCGACGAAGAACTAGAACTAATCATCAAAGATTTCTGCGAAGGTAAAGAAGCTATCGTTTGTGTTAGCACTTCTTTCCTTTCGCAGGAAGAAGAACGAAACATATATGCCAATCCTACTTGGGGATCAGACCCCAGCGGGACAAACATCTTCATGAAGATTATTGCTATCTGCGCGATGGCAAAGAAAAAGTATAATGCCAAAGTTCTTGTTGGTGGATGGGTCATCGATCGCTACAAGTTCCAGGATATCTCAAGAAAAATTCACTGGAAACTCCACATCCTAGAACAGTATGTCGATTACTTCGTAGAAGGACCTGGTGCTAGTGCAATCAGGAAATTAGTAAACGGAGAAAAGCAGAACGTCATCACAGGTCGACTCGTTGAGAGTGATCCTATCCTAGATTTCACTGAAGTTTCTACTGCGCCAAGCAAAGAAGACTATATCAATCCTAAAGAAAGTCTTTACTTCGAAATCGCATCTGGATGTATCTTCAGCTGTCACTTCTGTAACTTCGGTTCGTTAGGCAAAAAGAAACACGAGTATATGCGTTCATACGAAAGTTTGAAGGATGAAATCGTAAGCAATTACGAAAACTTCGGAACTCGTATGTATCATGTGACAGATAACATCGTGAATGACTATCACGAAAAAGTTAAGTTCTTAACTCGTATTCGCAACGAAACTGGTATCGACTTTAAGTGGAGCGGATACGTAAGACTCGATACGATCAAGAACAAAGAGCAAGCAGATGCTTTGCTTGAATCTGGTATGGTTGGTGCTCTTATGGGTATCGAATCATTCACCCCTTCTGTTGGTAGATACATCGGAAAGATGACAGACGGTAAACGTCTGATAGAAACTTTGCATATGTGTCGAGAATCTTGGAAAGACAAAGTTGTCGTTTCGAGCACATTCATCGCAGGACTCCCAACCGAAACGTATGAAACTCTTGTCAGTACCTTCAAGTTCCTAACTTCAGAAGAAGGGTACTATCTGTTGGACACATACAGATTCAACAAGTTTCATGTTACAAAAGGCTTTGACGACAAGAACGACATCAACAAGGCAAGAAATCATCCGTTCAAAGATTATGTGATGAAACCTGGATCATACTTCGGGAATGACTGGACTAGTCCGTGGGGCGATTCGAAAACGATTGAGAAACTCGTCAACGAATTCAATCATGTCGATAATCGCAAGACGACCATCAATTCGCAGAATCTTGCCCAGCTAGTCAATCTTGGCTACGAGCCCGAAGAAGTTGTTGCCATGGCAAGGGCTGGGCTAAAGCGTTGGCAATTTCCATATCACAAGAAAACAGATGATCTGATTAGAGATTATCGTCGCAGAGTCATGGCAGACATAAAAGTCTTGACAACGACCACCTAATACCATATAATGAATACTGTGATGAGAGGTCAATATCATGGCTATTCTACCAATCTACTACAATACCACGAACTTCCGTAAACGTAAAGCTCGTAAGCCAACTCAGGCTATGATCGAGTCACAACGACTGACTGAAGAACTGCTTGAGAAGGTGGGTTACTTCAAACCTCGTAATACTCAATCCAAGAAGTTCTCATACTCACTTGCAGTTGAGTCTAATGCAGCTCCCCTATCCAACACCATTCCTGGTGGTGCAGCTGCCAAGCGTGATCTACGCACTGAGCACAAGTGGAAACGTGACTGTGAGGAAAAGCCTGAAACGATTAGGGCTATTGAAGAAAAGGCTATGCGTGTAGCTCCTGCATACAATAAGGGTGCTGTGCAATATATAACTGATCAGACTGATGCTAAGTATCTTGGGAGAAAGATCTAATGTTTACTAAGAATGAACTGAGTGAGAAGCTGCGTAATGGTATCTTGGAAGTTTCCTTCACAAAGGCTGATGGTTCTTCACGAGTTATGAAATGCTCGTTGATGGAACAGTTTCTGCCTCCGATGATGGGAGAAAGTGAAACCACTACGAAGGATAATCCAAATGTGCTTGCTGTTTGGGATATAGATAATAAAGGATGGCGTTCATTCCGTATTAACTCAATCGTTGACGTGAGGACTATGTAAATGACTAAACTGAATATCACTGGGCTTAAAGAATCTGCTCAGTCACTTGATCCTGCTACCAATGGCACATACGAGCACATTGGTTCGCAAGGTGGAACTGAGCAGATGATGACTGCACTTCGTCAGCGTATGCCAGCAGAGCTTATGGATAAGTTCAACTTCATCTGCTCGCGCGTGCGTGACGAGAATATCGATCCTAACAAGAAGAACATTCTATGGCTTCACGATACTTGGGATGATCCAGAGTCTCAACATCTGAAAGACAAGAAATCGCTTGATCGTTTTGAGAAGCTCGTGTTCGTCTCGAACTATCAACAATCGACATATAACATCGGGCTTGATGTTCCTTATGATAAGGGTGTTGTTCTGCAGAATGCGATCGTTCCTATTGAGCCGCATGAAAAGCCTAAAGACAAGATTAATATCATCTATCATACTACACCACATCGTGGACTTGAGCTTCTGATTCCTGTCTGTGAGTTTCTTGCTGCTCGTGATGTCGATTTTCATCTCGACGTCTATTCGTCATTTGGTATCTATGGTTGGCCAGCTCGTGACGAGCCATATCAAACTCTGTTCGAGAAGATCAAGAATCATCCGAACATGACATATCATGGATTCCAGCCAAACAGCGTCATTCGTGAAGCTCTGAAGAAAGCTCATATCTATGCTTATCCTAGCATCTGGCCCGAAACGTCTGGTATCTCAGTGATCGAAGCTATGAGCGCTGGCTGTAATGTAGTCTGTCCGAATCTTGCAGCTCTGCCAGAAACATGCGCCAACTTCGCTGTGATGTATAACTGGACGGAAAACAATAACAAGCACGCCAATCAGTTTGCCGGCGTATTGAATATGGTGATTGGCGAATATTGGGCTCCGTTCAATCAAGAGCGTCTCAAGTTCCAAAAAGCCTACTTCGATACGTTCTATAACTGGAACATGCGTGAGCGTCAGTGGCAAGATTTTCTGATGTCAATGGCTTGACAACTAGCCGCCACTATGATATGATAGTCATAGTGAAAGGAGCATGACATGGCTAAGAATCTGCTGAAAATTGCTGCGCCCAAAAAGCGTCGAGCCATCACACCTCGTGGGCTCGACGCCAAGTATCTAGGTGATGAACCTAGCTGGGATGGGCAGGAGTTTCTCAACGAAGACGAACTCAACTCTAAAATTGCTGCCGCATACAACTGGTACAATTACTTCTTAGATCATAAGTCTGCTCGCGAATACCTTATGGCTTACATGGCTGAAAGTGGTATGTCGAAAGCAGCCATGAGTATGGTCGGTAAGAACGTCGACTGGAAACTCAATCTTACCATGTGTAAGAACGCTCGTATGCTTTCTATGGGTCTCGATAGCGAAAAGATTCGCACGTCACTTGATGAACATCTTGTGAAGCTCGTCGAGTCTGGCATCGCTATCTCGAAGGAAGAAAAGAATGCTGCTGCGTCCAAGCCTCAGTATGAAAAGAATCCTGCTAGTATCCTGATCGCAGACATCGAGGAAATGATCGATCACGATCCAGACGAAGAGTGGTCTACCAATTTCTACTCGTGGCTGAAAGATACCAAGCAAGTCAAGCCTGCTCAAGCTAAGGCTATCGCTGACTACTACAGACCAACTCTTACTGAGTTGCAGGAAGCAGAAAAGACCAAAGACCCAGATCTCAAGTATGCGTATCGCCACTTCACTAAAAAGAAGTTCAAAGAACGAATCGCTCTGTTCTCTGGTATTATCAGCGACTGTGAATCTATCATCACGAATAAGCGCAAGTCTGTTGTGCGTAAGCCGCGCAAGACTAAGCCTAAGTCTGCTGACAAGGTCGTGTCTAAGATCAAGTATCAGAAAGAAGATACCAATCTTAAGATCGCTTCGATTGATCCAGCAAAGATTGTTGGTGCTAAGGAACTTTGGGTGTTCAACACTAAATACAACGTTCTTGCGCACTACTGGTCAGAACAAGGTCTGTCCGTTAAAGGCACGACACTACAAGGCGTTGATGCTGGACGCTCTAAGCAAAAGAAACTGCGTAAGCCCGCAGACGTTTTACCTGGAATTACATCAAGCACATCAAAGGCTGCTGAACGTGCGTTCGAAGCCGTGAAGACGAAAGAAGCAACTCCTAATGGAAGAATCAATGAGTTCACGGTCATCCTCAGGGCAATCAAATAACAACGTGGTGACGTTCCCTAAAAAGAACATGCGTCTAGTTCCACCTGTCGAAGACGATGCTGTTCGAGAAGCGACTAGACGCGCATACGTCGATGAAGTCGTCGATGCCTATGCCGCGCACATTGCGAACAAGCTCGCACAGCAAGGCTTTGATGTGTTCAATAAACAGTTCGATAAGCATTATGGCTTTACTATAGAAGCCCTGCGTTCGACTCTGCTTATGACGATGGGGCTAAATCATCCGTTCCAAGAAGTCGTAGAGCACACCGTCAAGACTTTGGGCGAGATGAACGCAGATAATGACGACGACGAGTTCGATCCGGCTTGACAATTAAGCATAGATGGTATATGATACTATCATGCAATGGAGTATGTTATGATTCTCGTGGATTTCAGCCAAGTCATGATCTCAAACATCATGATGCAACTATCCAACAACGACAGCAAACTCGACGAGGATATGGTTCGCCATATGGTCCTCGCGAGCTTGCGCCTATACAAACGAAAGTTTGGCGAAGAGTATGGCGAGATGGTTATCTGTGCCGACGGTCCTGCTTGTTGGCGTAAAGAGTTTTTTCCTCACTATAAGGCTGGTCGACGTAAAGCTCGTGAGAAATCACAGCATGACTGGTCGCTGATCTTCAATGCACTTCACAAGATCCGCGACGAGATCCAAGAGAATATGCCGTATGCTGTTCTACGATTTGATCGTGCAGAAGCTGACGACATCATCGGCGCTCTGTGTCATGCTCATGGTCAGCACGGCGTAGTGACTCAGCGTATCCTTATCGTGTCTGGTGATAAAGATTTTGTGCAGCTTCAGAAGTATGATAACGTCGCGCAGTATTCGCCAGTCATGAAGAAATTCATTACGCCCGATGTGAATCCTGAGCGATTCAAGCAGTATCACATTCTACAAGGTGATAGTGGCGACGGCGTGCCTAACTTCTTGTCTGCTGATGACACGTTCGTATCTGGCGGTCGACAGAAACCTCTTCCCAAGAAAAAGCTCGAAGAGTGGACTCTTATGCAGCCTGAAGACTACTGTCAGGGTGAAATGTTGCGCAACTATCATCGCAACAAGATGATGGTTGATCTTGACTGCATTCCAGAATCGTTGCAGAAAGAGATCGTCGAAACGCATGCTACATACAAGTATAATGCTCGTAACAAGATCTTCAACTATTTCATTCAACACAAACTTCGTCAGTTGACTGAAGCAATCTCGGAGTTCTGATGACAACTTGGAGTAGGGACTACGATGAGTTCATTACGAATAAGATGGGTAAAGAATATCTAGACGGTATTCGTAACACGGTTAGATATCGTTTCTTCACTAAAGAAGGAATGAAGTTTTTTCCTTACCTATGTTATCGCTTTGGTATCAATTCTGTCATTGACTATGGCGCTGGATATCACAGATCTCTGGAAGTTCCAGATGGTGTTTCAGTAACATATTACGATCCATATATCAAAGGCATAAGTAACAGACCAGAAGAATCGGCTGACGCAATTGTTCTATATAATGTAATCAACGGAATCGAACCAGATTTCCTTGAAGAGTTCGTAGACGATGTGAGAAGTCTGTGCGATAGATACGTATTCTGTGTCCTTCGAACACCAGGATTGTATAATGTGAGCATAGAAACGTATCGGGAAAAGTTCTTGAGGCGTGGATTCCTGATCGTAGATCAACATCTGGTAGAGCTCGACGAATACTATAAGCATGTAGAACAGATTGATGACTCTGAAAGATTCTATATGCGCAAGGTCGCTGATAAAAACAACGAAGTATATTTCGCTATCTTAAAGAAAGATCCAAACTTCTGAGGTGATACAATGACAACGCTAACAATGTCTATCCAAATCCTGCTAACTGTTCTTATCACAGGCGTATGCACTCTTTTCGTCTTTGAGAACGTGACTGTTGATGAAAAGCAAGTGAAGCTTCATAATTGGTTCATGTGGTCTGCTCGCGTTCTTATTCTGATTCACGCCATCCTTATTCCTGCTGCTGTTATCAATGTGATCTGGAGCTACTAACATGAGCATTGATCGCGAGATCATAATGCTTGAAAAGCAGCTGAATGACATGAAGGCTAAACTGAACAATGCTATCATTGACATTCGTGCTGTAAACTATTGGGGATGGGTTGATCACATCTGTGAAGAAGGATTAAAACCTGAATGGATGGTGACCAGACACGAACTTCAATACAAACGACAAGGCGATCCTAGCTGGGTATCAATTCCTGTGGTAGATCGTGACGACGAAGTTATCAATGTAACATTACCAAACGGAGAACTAGACGAATGATTGATCTTGAAAAGTATGCCAAGTTCGTTCGCGCTGTAACTAGCGATCAGAGCAAGAGCATGGAAAAGTTTTACGACAGCATGATGGATGTTCACATGCGCGCGAACGCTCCTCTTCTTCTGACTGCTATGATTGGTTTGACGAGTGAAGCTGGCGAAGCACAAGAAATCGTCAAGAAGTGTCTGTTCCAGGGCAAACCGTTTACTCCTGATACTGCTGAGCATCTCAAGAAAGAACTTGGTGACGTTATCTGGTATTGGATCAATGCCTGCAACGCTCTGGATCTTGATCCCAACGAAGTAATCGCAGCCAATGTAGCGAAGCTGGAAGCTCGTTATCCTGGCGGCACGTTCGATCCTTTCTATTCCAACAATCGCAAAGAAGGTGATATCTAATGCCTAAGCTCGTAATGGTTGAGACTCTGTCGCAGTATCGTATTCGCTACGTTGTTCAAGTGGCTGACGATATCAATGATGCGCCAGAAATTGTTGCCTACAACACAGGCAATTTTGAATTCCAGGAGTTCAGTCAGAAACATCTTGACACTTGTCCCATTGTAGATTACTATGAGATCACTGAAGACGAGTATATCAAGATGTTCGACAAGGATAACGACTACCTTGCGAGCTGGGATAAAGATAAGAAGAAATCGCTTATAAATGTAATTGAGTATAGAGAACAAGAGGAGATTGACGATGGCGCTTGATACTAGTAAATGTATGGCAAATCTTATTGCAAAGATTGAAGCACAAACAACCAAGGAACGTCAGGTCGACTTCCTGAAGCTTTATAGTTCATATGCCCTTAAGGCTGTGCTTGGTTATGGTATGGATCCTGGCGTGAAGTGGTTGCTTCCTGCGGGCGATCCTCCTTATCAGCCTTTGTTTGAAGCAGCAGATCAGGAAGGTCGTTTCTATACAGAATGTAAGAAGCTGATCTACTTCGTTGATAGTCCAGAGGGGCGTGAAGTAAAGCCACTCAAGCGTGAACAGCTGTTCATTCAGGTTCTCGAGTCGATTGATCCGCGTGATGCCAAGTTGCTTCTTCGTATGAAAAATCGTCAGATCAAGATCATGCCTGAAGCGATTGCTGAAGCGTTTCCTAATCTGTGGGAAGCATGGGGTCGTAATGTAGCAACTCCAATCGCTCCTCCTCCGCCAGTCGTAATACCGGAGGTTGGACTTGACGACTCTACCTTTCTCGAATATAATGAAAGTCAAGTTCCTGTCAAGCGTGGCAGGGGTCGTCCGAAAGGTTCTACTAAGAAGGCAGTAGCATGAAAACGGCTTTTATCATCGGTAATGGTACGACCCGTAAAGGGTTTGATCTTACTAAACTGAAACCATATGGAACGGTGTTTGGCTGCAATGCGCTTTATCGTGATTATCCTGACAGGTCTTTTCCTGATTTCCTCGTTAGTATTGATGATGGTATCATTGCCGAGATAGAAGGTAGTGATTTCCCATCCAGACGTTTTATCGTCCCGCCGATTGATGAACGCTGGGAACCTGCTGAATGTAACATGGGTCGTCCTCGTAGCAACGCTGGTATCAATGCCATGCGCGAAGCTATCAAGATGGAATACGATCAGCTTATCTGTCTTGGATTTGACTTTATGATTCAAGATACGAAGCAATCTGTGTCTAATGTGTATGACGGCACAGATAACTATGGTATGGAAGTTCGCGCTCGCGCGGAAGACAATCCAGGTCGTGTTCGTTATCTCCAATGGGTGACGAAAACGAATCCAGACGTAGACTTTATCTTTATCTTCCCAGATGGTGTGACTGTTTCGACACTACAAGGTAAAAACGTCTTTATCAACTCATACGAAAATCTCCTGAAGCATACATAGATGCATAGAACTCAGGAGGAGGTATTATGGTCAAAAAGATTTATCTAGAAACATCATACAAGAATCAGATGGATCATCTTCTGGGTAAGTTCCTGGATCATGATTGCTACGATCTTGTTCTCAGTGAAGACGCAGATGTCTACGAACCACTGACGCCACTTCAGATCATGATGGGTGAAGAGCATAGTGAAAAGAACATCCTGTGTAAATTTCGTAAGGGTGTGTTCTCAAAAGAAATGACAGACGCAGCTTACGTTGCTTTGCGTTCTGGCGCTCTTATGTCAGACAATCGTGGATTGGCTGCTGGTATTGAACGCGATACAGAATTCCAGAAGCTGCCTGACGGTGAAGGTTCGCGTCGTTGGGTTACACAGCGCGAAAAGGCTGTTCTACAGTATATCGTAGAAGGTAGTCCTAAGACTGTTTCTGGTGAAGATCGTCTGCTTGAAATCTACGAGAACACGCCAAACAAACCTTTGCAGGGTCGTGGCTCTGGAGCAAATAAGTCACTGGCTGAAATTGGTGCTGGTGCTATCTGGATCGTTCATAAGACTACAGAGTTCAACTTCGACGACTGGTTCTTTAGCATTAAAGATCTTGACGCTGAAGAACGTAAAGATAAAGCACAGTATGTTCTCGACGAGCTGATTTCAGCGTCTACATATGCTAACGGTGTTCGTTCAGGTGTTGGTGGATTCATGGATCGATATCCACGTATCCCGTTCTGTCGTGAAACTGGCTGGAGTGCTAATCATAAGAATCTGTATGATGCTGCTCTTCCTTTGTTCCAAGCTGCTGCTAATGTTTACAAGAACGAGCTACCTATCCGATATACTGGTCAGATGGAAGCTATGCAGCGTCTAGGTCCTGACTGGCAGATTGGTGATACGCCCTACACGACTCTGACGATCAATCGCGATTTCCGCACAGCTGCACATCGTGACGTTGGTGATTTGTGTGAAGGCTACGAAGATAGCCCTAATCCTGTAGGATTCTCAAATCTTCTCGTGCTAGATAACGGCAAACAATATCAGGGATTCTATCTGTGTTTTCCCGAGTTCCGCATTGCTGCTGATATCCGTGCCGGCGATATGATTATGATGAATGCTCATCGTATCCATAGCAATGCACCTGCTTTTGCCCATGAAGAAGATTTCGAGCGTATGTCAGTCGTGATGTATTTCCGTGACTCGATGCTTAATTGTGGTTCTAAGAAGTATGAAGAAACTCGTAAGAACTTTGTCTATATGCGTCGAGATAACAAAGATCATCCTCTATGGCATACCGGTTGGAATGGTGTATCTCCTGGAATGTGGGATACAGAAGAGTGGGCTAATTATCTTGGATTCAATGGTTTCCCTCACGAAGCAAATGAACTTCTGCGTAGTCTTGGTTTGGAGCCTGCGCATCAAGAATAAGGAATCGTCATGTATTGTGTGATCCCTGCGGCAGGACGCGGTGTTCGTTTCAACGAACTCGGTAAGAACTATCCTAAGTGCGTCCTGCCGTATCAAGATATCCCTATCATAGTCCACAACATTCGACTTGCGTTCGAGAGCGGTGCTCGTGAAGTCTGTATCGTAGTTGGGCATCAAGCAAACAAGATTCGTGAGATCGTTGGGATGTATTTTCCTGACGATCCACGAGTTCGTTTTGCCGAGTATCAGGAAGCAGCTGGAAGAGGCGGTCCAGGTGTTTCAATCTACTGTGGTATTCCCAGCGATATTGGTGAAGAGCCTATTCTTGTTCTGCTCTCAGATATCGTCGTAGAGCATGCTCCGTTTAACGACACAAGAACTTCTTGGATTTCAGTGCAGAAAGTTCCTGACTGGGAACGTTGGTGTATGGCTGAAACTAAAGATGGGAACGTAGTAGAGTTCCATGATAAGCCTCGTGATATGCCTCCGACTAATCTTGCAGTTAGCGGAGTTTATTACTTTACAGATGCGTCATGGTTTCGTAGCTGCGTGATTGATTCTATACACGGTACTCGCGAAGGCGAAGTTCAGATTTCTTCTGCGATGTCGCGTTACATGAAGCAGAATGCTATCTATACGAAAACAGTCAAGATCGTCGACTTTGGTACGTTGCAGGAGTATCTTGAGAATCGTGGTGTTAAAAACTCGCGTTCGTTCAACACGCTGTTTCCTTCTAGTGATAACTCTACAATCACAAAGACTTCTGTTATTCAGCCAGACAAGATTCACGCAGAAGCGAACTGGTACGATAATCTTCCGACTCCAATCAAAGTGATGACGCCACGTATCTTCGATAAGAAACTGTATGGTGATCGTCCGACTTACACGATGGAACGTGTTGATAGTCCTACGTTGCGCGAGCTGTATCTGTATCTCGAATCTGATCCTATCTTTTGGGCTGAGATTTACACGAAGCTGTTCCAGCTGACGGATAAGTTCAAGTTCTACTTCAAGCCTGGGAAACCTCAGTTCTTCGAGAAGATCGTTGACAAGACTTTCCAAAGATTCGATTCTATCAATCCAGACTTGAAGTTGGTTCATAGTGACGACTACTGGTTTATCTGCAAGATGATAGAAATGCAGCAAGATGGTTCGTTTGAT